GGTAAGTTCTTTGCGCCTGCGCATCATGGATACAGGCAATACGCGACGATCCTCAAGAAGCAGAAGGACACGGCCGGCCTAGATGCTCTCCTTAAAAAGAAAAAGGTGGAAGGATGGGCAGACTAAGAGGGTTAGGTTTGCTACGATTTTGATACTTTTACTGATGGGGATAGGGATATGAAGAGGATTGTATGTGTTATTTTTGCCATTTTGCTTCTTTCAGCATGTGACTCAAAGCCCTCGCAACGTGAAATTGAATCCGCTGCCAATAAAGGCGATTCATCAGCTCAATATGAGTTATATAGGCTTTACTCTACTGGAAAGGCTACTGAAGGCAAAAATGATGATGTGGCTATAATGTGGCTTGAGAAGGCAGCAGAAGAAAATAACTCTAATGCTCAATATATGCTAGGGACTATTTACAATATTGGTAGTCAAGGTGTTATTAAAAATAGCCAAAAATCTGCATATTGGCTTGAGCGTTCGGTAAAAAGCGGAAACGAGACTGCTCTTTTTTTAACGGCCATGAACTATTGGTATGGCTGGGGCGTTAATAAAGATCCAGTTAAAGCATATGCCTATTTGCTTGTTGCTCAATCATTTGACAACGAACACGCAAAAAAACAAGACGTTGAGTTTAGATATGCTATCTCTCAGGAGCAGAGGGAAGAAGCTGAAGAAATGGCGATCGCGATTAAGAAAAAACACTTCAAAAAATAAAATTTTGACATAAAAAGCCCCGCCGAGGCGGGGCTTTTTATTGCCTGGAGAAAGTTATGGCAGAGAACGCTGGCGGAATTTATTACGACATTGAGATGGATGTGCGCGGGCTACTTACTGCGCAGCAGCGCGTAAACCAGCGCCTCGACCTAATGGAGCGTGGCTTTGATAAAACATCTCGCTCTATTGATACCACTGAGCGTTCAATGTCGAGCCTGTCACGGGTAGCTGTTGCTCTTACTGCTGCATTGTCAGTTCAGCAGGTGGCTGAATACGCCGATGCGTGGGCAACAGTTAATAACAAATTATCTAACTCACTTCGCCCATCCGAACAGCTTGCTGATGTAACTGAGCGCGTATTCAACATCACGCAGCAGACTCGTAGTAGCCTGGATGCTACAGCATCTCTGTATGCACGTTTAGAGAGGGCCACCAGGCAATACGGAACCAGCGCTGGAGATCTGGCAAAATTAACCACGATTATAAACCAGGGATTTGTGGTTTCAGGCGCAACGGCACAAGAGGCTGAAAATGCCATTATTCAGCTATCTCAGGGCTTGGCCTCTGGCGCGTTACGCGGTGAGGAATTCAACTCTGTAAACGAGCAGGGTAATCGCCTTATCGTAGCCCTTGCTGACTCTATGGGGGTCAGCATCGGCCAGATGCGCAACATGGCGGCACAGGGCAAGCTAACGACAGATGTCGTGGTTAACGGCCTGCTTTCCCAGGGTAGTGTAATCGGTGCTGAATTTGCCAATACCACTACGACTATCAGCCAGGCCCTTCAGGTTGCTGGCAATAACATCACGAAGTTCTTCGGCGAAAATTCTACGGTTAAAACAGGCGCGGCAATTTTCAGTGATGCGGTCGTTACTATCAGTGAAAATATCGGCGGCCTGAGCGCTTTGCTGACAGGCGTCGCGGCTATTCTTGGGAGTCGGTATGTCGGCGCCTTAACTATGGCTACTGCGGCTAAAATCAAAGCAGCTGCCGCATCACGCACGCTTTCAGCAGAAGAATCATTAGCAGCTCAGGCTTCCGCGAATAAAGCAGCGGCAGACCTCAGGGCTGCAGCGGTCGCAAAACAACGGGCCTTAGATGAGATAAGGCTCGCAGAAATGATGCGCCTTACTGCTATCAGCGAAACCAACGCTGCGGCAGCTGAACAGCGCTTGTCAGTTGCCAGGGTTGCGGCTGCCAGTGCGGTTGATAATTATAATCGAGCACTGGCGGCAAACAGGGCTGCTCAAATGGCTCTCTCATCTGGTGCCAGCCTTGCTAGCAGGGCTCTCGGGTTAATTGGTGGGCCTGCCGGAGCGGCAATGCTTGCTGCTAGTGCAATCCTTTACTTTTCACAGCGCGCAAAAGAGGCCAGGAATGACGCTAATGCCCTTGCAGATAGCGTTAACGATCTGAGCTCAAAATTCCAGACGATGTCGCATACAGAGCTGGCGGCAACGATAGGAAAGCTAAGCCAAAGCCTGCCTGAATTAAGTGACGCGGTATCAGACGCACAAAAGGAATTCAATGACGCGACATCGGCTGTCCAGCGACAGCAGCGAGAAATTGCAAACTGGGGTACGAATACAACGAGAGGGCGGCAGGCTGCCGAGGCGCTTAGCGGCGCACAGGATAACCTAGCTATAGCTACCCTTGAGCTGGAGAAGGCCCAGAACAGACTGAGTCAGACCCAAAACGCCATTAACATTGGCCGCGCTACGCTAAACGGAACGATGAAGCAAGGTATCGATTTGCTGCGCAGGGATGGGCAGGAAGCGGGAATTGCTGCCGGCATGATGAGCAAGTTGGGAGATATGATTAATTTTGCGGCCAAGGCAAAAGACAAATTCAACTCCAGCAGCCTCATGGTTGAACGCCCGAAAGATGTTCAGGAGTATCTGGATAAGCTACAGGATCAGGTAACACTTCAGAGCGAGCTTAATGACAGGAAGCGAGCGCAATTAAGGGCTGAGCAGGACATTAGGAAACTCGGTGGATCAGAGGCGGATGTTAACCTTGCTCGTGACAGAGCAGCAGCTGAATTCGATGCTCAACAAGCGCAGCAAAATAACAAAAAGGCCACCAAGGAAGCGGAATCTGAGGCTAAGAAACTTGCTAACCAGCAGGAATCGGTAAACCAAAAACTTGAAAATCTGCGCCAGCAATCAGAGCTCGCTGCTGGCTCAACGCAGGAGTTAAGCCGGGAGCAGGCAGTATTACAGGCTCAGCAATCACTAGGTAAGGGAGCCACCCAAGAGCAAATTGCTCTTGCCGGTAAATACCGTGGAGAAATATGGGATACGGCTAATGCCCTCAAAGCCCAGGCTGCGGCAGAAAAACTGCTCCCTGAAGCCAGAGAGAATGCGTCTTACCAGCAGGATGTTAAAGATCTGCAAACTGCACTGGCCGCCAAAAAAATCACTCAGCAGCAGTACAATCAGACCAGTGAGCAACTGGAGGCTCAGCACCAGGTTAATCTGGCTAAGATACGCGCTCAGCAAACTGTAAGCCCCATGCAGGAAGCTCGGGGGCAGATTGACCCTGTCCAACAGCTGGCTAATCAGCATGCTCAGGAGTTGGCTCTCATCCAGCAGTTCGAAACGCAGAAGGGGCAGATAACCCAGCGCGGTCTTGAACTGATGAATGCCGCTAACACTCAGTACGAACAACAGCGCATAGCGGCGCAGTGGGAGATATGGAGGCAACAAAACGCAGGATATGAGGTAGCTGCTGCGGCATTTGATTCATTTGCAGGAAACGCCTCTAATGCCCTCACTGGCATACTCACTGGCAGTATGTCTGTCAGCGAAGCCATGAGCTCACTCGGATCAACTGTCCTAAACAGCGTTATCAACTCCTTTGTCCAGATGGGAGTTGAGTGGTTGAAGTCTGTAATTATGGGGCAGGCTGGAATGACCGCCGCTTCTGGAATGGCTATTGCGCAAGGGCAACTAATAGCTGCATCCATGGCTCCGGCTGCTGCAATGACCTCCCTTGCCACGGCTGGCGCTAACGCTATCCCCGCTCAGGCAGGAATAGCTTCAACAGTTGGCATGGCGCAGGCCCTTTCAATAGCGGGCGCGCGGTACAACGGCGGCCCGGTATCAGCCGGCGGCCTGTATCAGGTCGGCGAGAAAGGTAAACCAGAGATTTACCAGGCCAGCACCGGCAAGCAGTACATGATCCCCGGCGATAACGGGAAGGTCATCAGCAATAAGGATATGCAGGGCGGCGGCGGGTTGAATGTTCAGGTAGTCATCAACAATCAAGCGTCCAATGCTGAGCCGCAATACATGGGGGCCACTCAGAATGACGGTAATTATGTGCTGGAATTCCTGATTTCTGATGCGGAACGCAATGGGCCTTACATCAGCACGCTACAATCGACGCTTGGGTTATCTCGTAAAGCAAATGGAGCGTTTTGATGGGGAAAGATAATATCTATGGGCCTGGAGAAAGTTTTAGTAGGGGTATGGAGATAGGCAAGACTACCATTTTCCGCCAAAACAGACCGGTAAAATTCCGTCTGGAAATGGTTAACGGGAGTGTTGTGGAGGGGATCATCCCGGCTAACTCTGAATTTAAGATTACGCCTCAGGATGGGGATATCAAAAAATTCGACATTATAATCGAAGATACTCCTAAGTCTCCGCAGGCAATTGAATAACTAAACCAAACCCGCTCCGGCGGGTTTTTTTATGCCCGGAGGAAACGTGGCAACAGTTCAATACCCTCCGTTCCTGCCGCTGCCCCAGCGTGCCGATCAGAACATGACGCAGGATACAGCCTGGCAGACGACGCAGACGGCAGTCGGTCCATTGATAATTACCCCGATCACCACGGACCTGAAAGCAACCTGGACGCTGCAGTGGATTTTCACGCTTGACCAGGCTGAGAGATTTAAGTCATGGCTGCGCTCGCCGACATACTGCGACCGCGGGCGTAACTGGTTCCAGATGCCGATCGACCTCGGTGATACGCAGGGCGTTCAGCAGCAGACGCTGCATTTCGTCGACATGCCGGTGCAGACCAGCAAAAACGGCAGTGTGGTCACCTGGACCGCAACGGTCATCAGCAACGGTATCGAGGACATTACCGAGGACTATGACGACTGGATTGTCGAGGCACAGCCGGGCTACGGCTATTGGCTGGATTACCTGATCACTGAAGTGATGCCGAGGGCAGACTGATGCCAACATTACGAGAATGGAAAGAGCAGCGGCCAGCCAGTGATATCAAACGGACAGTGGAGTTTTACCATCCGGCTTTCGGTTATTACCGGGTAGTAAATAATCTGTTCCGCCCGGCGACGTTTGGCGGCAACTCGTTCGAGCCTGCGCGGTTCAGCGTGACCGAGCCGGCGCAGGACGGAACGGCAGTTATATCCATGACAATCACCTTTGTCGCCGCGACGGAGCACGTGAGGCAGACGCTAAAAAGCTGGCGCGGGGCGGCGCGAATGACGCCGATAAAATGCCTTTATCAGCAGTGGGATGCGATCGGTGATGCATCATCCCTGAAAGACTGGACGCTTTACGTGAATGACATTTCAGCCGATGCCAGCAACGTCACTGTGACCGCCGGCAAGACCAATCCGCTGACGCTGGCCAACTCCATCATTTTCACCACGAAAGACTATCCCGGGCTAATCACCGTATGACACAGAGCGACTTTATCGGGCTTGTTAACGGCAAGCCATGGGCTAACCGCGCCTGCAGTTTTGAACAGATGGACTGCTGGGGCCTGGTGGTTCTCTATTACCGGCATGTGCTCGGCCTGGAGCTGCATCACATCGCCGGCTACGAATCGGGCGCGGATTTCATCACCTGCTACGAACAGGAGCGCGCCCACTGGCGGCGTGTGCCGGTGGCGGCCACCGGATGCATCGCCGTTTTTTACCGCGGCGACGTGCCGGCGCATATCGGCGTGATGATCAGCCCGGTTAAGTGCCTGCACGCCCGCGGGGAATTTGGTTTCGTGCGCTGCGATAGCCCGCTGGCATTACTGAAGGTTTACAGCAAAGTGGAGTACATGGTGCATGGTGCGATATGAGTTACAGAGGCTGCCTGGCGCGCCGCTGCAGCGGGGAGCGGTAGATGCCGGCACCACACTGGTGAGTCTGCTGGATTCCCTGCAGCTGCACCGAGATGTAATCGTGAAACTGAATGGCCGAGCGCTGCCTGACGATTACGATATCAGCCGGCCACTGCGATCTGGCGACGTGGTGGCTGTGTTCGACCAGCCAGAGGGCGGGGTTGGCAAACTCATCACCACGATACTGCGCCCGGTCACTAAAATTCTCTCCGGCGCGCTGAAGGTGTTCGGCCTGTCAAATAAGCCGAGCGCTTCGGTATCGGTGGCGACGGGAGAATCGCCGAATAATGACTTAACCGGCCAGACGAACCGCGCGCGACTCTACAAGGGGCGCCCTAACATTTACGGCCAGTGCCGCGTCTTTCCTGACCTGATTCAGGAAGCACTGTTTGAGTTCGTCGACAATAACAAACAGCTTACTGAATGGTTCGAGGTGGGTTACGGCCGGTACACCATCTCATCGATCCGCTACTCGGAATCGAACCTCGGCAGCCTGGCGGGAGCCAGTTCCGCTATTTATAACCCTGGTGACGTGATCGGCACGATTGAAGTCGGGTATCAGTTCGATGACGTCGATAACGAGACTGTGCCCGGCCTGAATGAAAGCCAGGACTTCCCGGCTCAGACCGCAACCACGACGGCGCCGACATCAGTGGCGATCGAGAGTAATCAACTCAAGGCTGTTGTTCTGTCGAACGATGACAACTTTGCTTACTTCGCTGCGCTGGCGGTACCGCATCCTGTGTCATTCGTCATCAACGCTACCTGGAACGACGGCGGCACAAGCGTCACACGAAACGTCACCGGAGCCGGGAACATCATCTACTCTGAGAGCTTTATTGGCGACGACACGCTGTCGTACACGACGTTCTATATTGGCGAGCTCTCCGGAGAGATTACATCTCTGCCGGGCAATGCGGTTATCAACGCGACGTTGTTCACACTGAACGATCAGACACCACTTGTTATCGGACCTTCAGTGTCGCCAATCGTCTCGACGCAGGTCTGGGTGCATGTGCTGGTTCAGCTCGGCGCGACGGCCGGCACAACGCAATACCGGATCAAGTTCTGGCAGGTCGACGACGACAACAATCAGGTGCCGGGTACATCCGAGCAGCACGATTATTTCTTCGATAACGACTTCCAGGTGACGACCCGGTATTTCCGCACAACACATAAGTTCGTACCGGCAGCCGGGGCAGGGCGCTATGCGGTGACCATCGAACGTCTCGACAACAGCAATGACGCCAACGTAGTGACTCTGATGGCGATCCATGCGGTTAACGTGCGCGAAAACGTCGTGTATCCAGAGGACACGATTGCCCGCATCACTATCAAAGGCTCGAATGACAGCAACAGCAACCGCGAGCACAAGTACAACATGCTGGCGCAGCGGCATACCATCAGCTACGACCGGACAACCGGCGCGGTCGATTACACGCTGCGGCCGAGTCGTTCTTTTGCCGACGCCATCCTTCACGAATGGGTGGTCGTGGGTAAGCAGGACGTGGCCAGTATCGACGTCGCCGCTCTTTATGCCATTGCTGATTCGCTGCCGGATGCTCAGCTTGGGTATTTCGATTACACCTTCTCGGATGAGAAGCAGTCTCTGGGTGAGAAAATAGCGAAGATCGCCAATGTGGCCCGCGTCGACGGCAACAATATCGGCGATGTGCTGACATTCTGGCGTGATGAGAAAGTGACAAATCCCGATGCGGTTTTTGCGCGCTCAAACATGTTCTGGGACGAGTACAAAGTGGCATGGCAAATGTCTCTCCCAGGTGGTTACGACGGCGTGGCGCTGGATTACGTCGACCCGCTGACGAACAAGAAGGCGTATATCTACCTGCAGATCGAC